TTCTATGCCACTCACAACGTATTGGACAAGCACCAGTACAATGCTTTATTCAATCGGAAAATCCCACAGACCGTTTATGATGAGAAGGGGAACGCGGTTGGAACCGGAATGTTCATGAAGTACAGAATCGATAATTCCATAAAGCATGATTTAAAAGTGGCAAGTGAGGATTCTGGGGCTGAGGTTTTCAGGCAGCTTTACAAGAAAGATCGGGATTTCTATAACTTTGTTACCGATGATGAACGTATGCAGAGTTACTTTGTCAGTGACAAGTATAAGTTCAAAGGATACCGAGAATCCAGGGATGTTCTGAACAAAATGAAAGATTCTGACTATGTTCCGACTGCTGATGAGCTTCAAAAGGTCTATCGGATGTTCAACTATGTCATTCCGTATGATGGCCAGGGCAATGCCCGTGAAGGAAAGGATGTCCTGACACAGAGAACCAAGTTTTTTGCTGCTTGTAAAGATGCTGGTTATGGTGCAGTTCTCGACACAAACGATGCTATCTATGGAGGCTTTAAAGCAAAATCTCCTGTGATAGTTTTCGATATGGAACAGGTTGTTCCCAAGGATGTCTATCGGACAAAGGTGAGTGACCAGAGAATTTCAGAGTTGGCTTTGGCTGGACGAAAGATTCTCGGCATATAAGATTAGCAGGAGGAAAAAATCATGGCGTTATCGAATACTGCCGTTCCGAAATACTACGGCATGTTTCGAGATGCCGTAATCAATGGAGAGATTCCAATTAACAAAGAAATTGAAATGCAGATGCAGCTAATTGACGAGTTAATTGACGATCCACGGTATTATTATGACGATCGAGCAGTTGAGGGGTGGATAGCTTTTTGTGAGAAAGAACTTACTTTGACTGATGGATCTGATTTGAAACTCCTGGACTCTTTCAAGTTGTGGGGCGAAGATTTATATGGCTGGTATTATTTCATCGAAAGAAGCATTTATGTTCCAAATAAAGAGGGACATGGCGGACGATATGTAAATAAAAGAATAAAGAAACGACTTCGAAATAAGCAGTATTTAATTGTTGGGAGAGGAGCTGCAAAGTCTTTATACGACTCTTGCATACAGGCTTATGAGCAGACAATTGACACATCCACCACGCATCAAATCACGACAGCTCCGACTATGAAACAGGCGGAGGAAGTCATGTCACCCATCCGTACTGCAATTACAAGATCAAGAGGTCCTTTGTTTAAGTTCCTGACAGAAGGTTCTTTGCAGAATACAACTGGTTCCAAAGCAAATCGTGTAAAACTTGCCAGCACAAAAAAGGGTATTGAAAATTTTCTTACAGGATCGCTGATAGAAGTCCGTCCAATGTCGATTGCAAAACTCCAGGGATTGCGTCCTAAAGTAGCTACAATTGATGAGTGGCTTTCCGGCGATACGAGAGAGGATGTCGTCGGCGCTATAGAGCAGGGTGCCTCAAAGGTAGATGATTACATTATCATAGCGACAAGCTCTGAAGGCACTGTTCGTAATGGACCAGGTGATACAATCAAAATGGAACTGATGAAAATCCTTAAAGGGGATTATTTCGCTCCGCAAGTATCTATCTGGTGGTACAAGCTGGATTCGGTAGACGAGGTTGGTAATCCAGATATGTGGTTGAAAGCGAATCCAAATTTGGGAAAAACCGTCAGTTACGATACATATCAGAAGGATGTAGAACGAGCTGAAAATGCTCCTGCGGCGAAAAATGATATTTTGGCAAAGCGGTTTGGGCTTCCGATGGAAGGCTACACGTATTATTTTACTTATGAGGAAACTCTTCCACAAGAGCGTAGATTATCATATTGGCAAATGCCATGCGCATTGGGAGCAGATCTTTCCCAAGGTGATGACTTCTGTGCGTTTACATTTCTGTTTCCGTTATCAAATGGATGTTTTGGTATCAAAACTAGAAACTACATATCTTCGTCAACACTAATGAAATTACCAGCAGCAATGAGAATTAAATACGACCAATTTATGGAGGAAGGAAGTCTGATTGTTCTGGAAGGAACTGTCCTCGATATGATGGAAGTATATGATGATTTAGATAACCATATTGTCGAGAGCGGTTATGATGTTCGGTGTTTTGGATATGATCCATACAACGCAAAAGAATTTGTGGAGAGATGGTCGTCGGAAAATGGTCCATTCGGAATAGAAAAAGTAATTCAGGGCGCAAAGACAGAATCCGTTCCTTTGGGTGAGTTAAAGAAACTTTCCGAGGAGCGGATGCTTTTATTTGACGAAGAGCTTATGACTTTTGCCATGGGAAACTGTATAGCAATGGAAGACACAAATGGAAATCGGAAATTGTTAAAGAAGCGGTATGAGCAGAAAATCGATGCTGTTGCAGCTATGATGGATGCTTACATTGCCTATAAGTTAAATAAAGACGCATTTGAGTAGTATTGTAATCACTTGAACTATTACATCATGAAAAGAGGTACATATGAGAATTCCGGCATATCAGGTAGAATTATGTCACTACGGTGTCAAAGGCATGAAGTGGGGTGTACGTCGCAGCAAGGAAGAGTTAGCATATAATAAAAATTCAGTCATTGCAGCGGTCAATCGAAAAGAGATAAAAGTAAAGATGAAACACGGCGTACTAACATGCAGAATGTCAGATCATGCCGGAATCCAAGCCGCTTCTAGAAAAGTTTCATCAAGGGCAATTGTTGACGCTATTTCAAAACCATTGTATATTAATGACATAATCTTAGACAAAGTGGGACGAAAAAGTCAAAGATATATTGGCAAAAACGCAACTGTCAACGTAAACCCAGATAACGGAACAATCATCACAGTATGGCCGACCAGTTCTAGGATTAGAAAGAAATATTCAAAAGGAGAATGACAAAATGATATTTACTTCAGAAGAAATATCGCTTATGAAGAGTATTGGTTTGGGGATTAATTTTTCGGAACCGTCAGATGACGATTGGGTAAGAGTTGAAGAAGTAATCGGGAATGAATTAATGATTTCCGGGTTTGACGAAAACTATGAGCCTAACGATATAGGTATAACCTGCGAAAACATTATCGATAAAATTCCAAAATAGTAAGAATTGAAATAAGGACTTATGAGTCGATTCGACTTATAGGTTCTTTTTTTTTGTGTGTGTATGAGTAAAGAACAATATTAGGAGGAAAATTCAAAATGGGATTAACAAACAGACTCCAGCACGCCTGGAATGCTTTTCTCAATAGAGATCCAACCAGATTTGGTTACGATATAGGAACGGGATATTCTTATCGACCGGATCGTCCGCGACTGTCTCGAGGTAACGAGCGGTCTATTGCCACTTCCGTATACAATCGCATAGCATTAGACGCAGCGTCGATTGATATTCAGCATGTACAGTTGGATGAGAACGGACGTTTTTTATCCGTTGTAAATTCTGGTTTAAATAATTGTCTTACGTTGGAAGCAAACATAGATCAAACCGGACGAGCCTTTATTCAGGATACAGTTTTGTCAATGTTTGATGAAGGCTGTGTTGGTATAGTTCCTGTCGATACTGATTTGAGTCCAGAAGAGACGGGTGGTTACGATATTCTCAGTATGCGAACAGGAAAAATACTGGATTGGTATCCTAGGCATGTGAGGGTTCGCGTTTATAACGAAAAAACGGGTTTGAAAGAAGATATTTTACTTCCTAAAAATATGGTGGCTATTATTGAAAATCCACTTTACGCAGTTATCAATGAGCCGAATTCGACAATGCAGCGATTGATTCGTAAATTAAATCTTTTGGATGCAGTTGATGAACAGAGTAGTTCTGGTAAGTTGGATTTGATTATTCAATTACCATATGTCATCAAGACAGATGCAAGACGTCAACAGGCTGAGAAACGGCGTAAGGATATAGAAACACAACTATCCGGTTCTAAGTATGGTATTGCTTATACCGATGGTACAGAGCGTATCACGCAGTTGAATCGTTCCGTCGAGAACAATCTGATGAAGCAGATTGAATACCTGACGAGTATGCTATACAGCCAGTTGGGTATCACTCAGAGTATTTTAGATGGTACAGCCGACGAAACGACA